TCTAAAGTCTTTGCCCTATCACTACCAGTAACTAAATATACCTCATTATCAAAAGTAAATCCAAAGAAGAATCTTAAAAAATCTTCATCAATTCTTTGTCTACTGGGAGTAAGTGTCCCGTCAACATCAAAAATAAATTTTTTCATTATAATTTATATTTCACTCCAAGTAAATAACCATTACTTCCACCATGTACTCCATCAAAAATACCATATACTCCTGACCTATGATGAATCCTTCCCAAAAAAGAATAACTATTATTGACAGGAACTTCTAATTCTACTGCAAGATAGTTAAGTAATTGAGATGATTTACCATTACCATATTTGGTTGTCTTCTCATAATAACTATCTTCAGAGTTATAACTTAGACCTTCAAGAATTGAAAAATTAATTATAGGAGTAACATATGTAAGTTTAAATGCTGTTACACCTTCCTGAAAAATTTGAGATGGTGACTCATATTTGTTATGTCTAAAAAAACTAACCTCGGCTGATAATTCAATAGGACCCTTAGATGTTAATTCTCTATCAAATCCTATTCCATATATACTTTCTGATCTACTTTCTCCATTTAATGAAATTGTATTCTTAAGATCAGATTTAAGCATAGAACCATTCCAAATATTAATATTCCATAAGGTCAACAATAAATCCATTATAAAATTAACTTTTTCTCTTCTGGAGTAACTAACTTACTTCCAAAAAGTTCATTATATTTCTTTCTAACATCAGAACTAACTTCTGCAATATAGACAACATGGTCATGAGATAAAGTTATCTCTGGTTTGTCTGGATCAATAACCGTTGCCCAAGGAGCAAATCCAACTCCACTTTGAGTAGGAAGAACAACTAGACCATTCTTTATAGTAATAGTGGTATCACCTTCAGAAACTAATTCTGCGATGACTTCTTCACCAGTTACAACACGAAGCAATTTTACATTAATCATTTGAATTCACACTCACACATTATTTCAGTGAGGGCAGCTAATAGGTTTATTTCTTGGTCTGCTACGAAAGCAATTTGGTATTGATACCGAGCAATAATAAGCACAGCAGCAGGTATGGTACTAGGAACGAGGGATTCGTAAAGACTATCATAAACACGCCGCAAAAGTACAGAAGGATCATTGTCCAAGTTATTGACACACCATTTACGTACTTCCGAAAAGTTTTTTTGTTTAAGATTTTTGATAAGATCATTTATCGAAATATCCGAGAAGGTAGCAAGAATACCTGTATCTATTGTACCACCAACTGAGTATCTTTGGCACTCATTTAGAATGCGCCTCCAATCTGGAAAATGCTTGTTAATGAGTTCAACGAGTACTTTCTTATCACTTTGAATCCCTTCTCCGTCCAAGATCCCATTAAGTCTTCCGAAGAATTCAGCAGCGACTTGTTGTTTTTCTTTTCCTTTGATTCCAAACTCGACGACAGCACATCTTGAATGGAGCGGTTCAATGATCTTGTTTTTGTAGTTGCAAGTAAAGATGAATCGACAGTTCTTATAGAATGATTCGATATTGGCTCTGAGAAGGAGTTGTACATCATGAGTAGTATTATCGGCCTCATCTATAATTATAACCTTATGGTTTGCACTCCCAGTAAGAGAAACTGTAGATGCAAAGTTCTTTGCTTGATTCCTAACAGTATCTAAAAACCTACCTTCATCAGAACCATTAATAACATAATAGTCACAACCAAGTTCTTCACACAATGCTTTAGCTACAGTGGTCTTACCACATCCAGCTGGTCCTGATAAGAGTAAGTTAGGAACTTCACCCTCCTTTACAAAATCCTTAAAGGTTTGTTTTGTGGAGTCTGGAAGAATACACTCATCAATAGTTTTGGGTCTATATTTTTCAACCCACAAAAAATCACTCTTCATTGGTTACTCCAAAAATTTTGGGTCAGTGTGAACAAATCTTTCCTCAGTAAGTAATGGTTCTTTATCATAATGATCTTGAGTTAATGGAAAGTAATTTATGTTTAAAACATATCTTGCTTTAACGTTAGTTGCTGATTTACTTGCGTGACGTAAATTTGATGGAAAAGTTACTAATCTATTCTCTACAGATTCTACTTCTCCACCTTCCTCAAATACAGTTGCTCCATTACAAGTATTAAGATAAAAAACCGAAGTAATATTATTCAAAACACTATCTGTATGAAAACCAGAAATCCAATGAGTCTCAGTTCTAGGATTTAAATTTAATTTAAGTCTCAATAAAGCATACATAGGAAGTCTTTTTAATATACATGACATATGTTCGATTTCAGGAGAATGGATTGCAGGTAACCCACTCCTATTAGTTTGTGCATTAAAAAATGAATGTACTAATTGATAGTCATTCAAAGAATAGAACTCTGAGCTTTCATCATTATGTGATCCCTTAATCTTATGATCTGACCAATACCAAGGGGTTAATGAGTTTCCCAAATAATGTTCTTGCAATTTCTTAAACTCATCTTTAAGAAGAAAATTATCTTCTATCGATACTTTTGTTCCTCCCACATTAATTGAAGTTATATCAGAGGTCTTATGAATTACCGCAGTTTCTTTAGTAACTTCAAAATCCTTTGTTACTAAAACTTTGTCTTCAGACATTATGCAAACTGTCTCAACTGTGTCAGAATATACTTATATGCTTCTACTATATCACCCTCATCTTTTCTAAACAAGTCCTTATCAAATCTTTCATGAGTATCCTTCTTCCAAAGTCTCATGTTATCTGGACTTAATTCATCAGCGAGATAAATGTCACCATGAACATCATAGCCAAACTCAAGTTTAAAATCAACAAGATCAATGCCACAAAGCGTGAAAAGTTGTAGAAAGACATTATTAATATCCTGAGTTTTTTCAATAAGAGGTTTAGTATTTACACCCATAAGTCTAACACGATCAGCAGTAAGTAATGGATCATTTTTAGAATCATCCTTCAAAAAGAATTCTACAAGTGGAGGATTAAGAAGAGTTCCTTCTCTAAGAGTAGTTGTCTTAACAATAGAACCAGCAGCAATATTTCTACAAATAACTTCTACTGGATAAATCGTTAACTTCTTGCAAAGCATAGTATCAAGAGAAGGACAATCTATGTAATGATTCCTAATACCATGTTTTTCTAACAACTCAAACAAAAGTGCTGAGATAAGACAACAGACTTTACCCTTCTCTGGAGGATACTCCACTGCCTTACCATTCCAGGCTGTTACCTTATCATGAAATTTGATAAGGACCTTCTCAGCATCATCTGGAACATTGTATACTGACTTTACCTTTCCTTGTAAAATAGGGTCATTCATAAACAGAGTCTGGTTCAAGAGCAATCCAATATTTAAGATCCATATCCTGATTAGAAAAACGAGATAGAAGTTTAGAAGAAACTACTACATTATAAGAACCAGGAAGAATCTTAATATTTTCAACTTTAAAGTTTAAAGAGAAAACAGATTCAGTCTCTCCAACAATAATAGAGAATACATTAGAAGTGTCATTCTTCTTATCTCTTACAACAAGTTTAACAACACCATCTTCACCAAGAACAGACAAATCAGGAAGTTGATATACTGCTGCAGCCTTAAGTAACTTATCAAGTTGTTGAGTACTCAACTCAAAAGATACATCCTCACTAGGAAGAACAATCTCTTTATCTGGTGGAGTTACAATAACATTAGGATCGGCAAAGAAATACTTTGAACGCATCTTGCCTTCCTTAATGACAACATGACCATCATTCTTAAAATCTAACTCAGGATGTTGATGTAATCCAAGTCCATTCAGAAACTGATTTAAATCATAGATACCAAAATCTTGAGGAATCTCTTCATCAATAACTGCTTCAGCTAGAATATTCTTCATCACTGAAATAGTCCTTAAAGAACTACCTTGTTTGAAAAGAATAGATTGATTAATAGTCGAGAAGTTCTTAAGTAAATTTAATGTTTTTTCAGAAAGTTTCATAACCACGGGTCGGAGTTTCATCGATTTCGGTGTGTCCACTAAAATAGTAGAGTAATAAAGTATAATGCAATGCTTTTAATATGTCACGTCTTGCTTGTCCTTTCTTATCATACCGACTCAAATACTTGATTGCATTAGAACGGCAAAAAGCTTCCGCATCACCAACGGATTCGATAAGATCAAGTGTCTGGACATTGTTGTGCTTGGAAGTATAGTGTCCACCATAAGTTGTGGAGATATAATCTTGAAGATCTTTAATACCTTTATCTTCTTCATATTTCCGTACCTGAGCTTTTTCTATTGATGGTTTCTTAGGTATGTATTCCGTTCCTTTAGGAGGAAAATGATGTGCATAAACATCATCTACACTTTCTCTTACTAAACCACCATACCCAATATCAGAAACATCTAAACCAGGTACTTTTTGTTTTTCACTTTCACTCATAATTGGATACTCCTTGTCCATGTTGCCATAAAGTTCTTCAAATGCTAGACTCCAAGCATTTACCATAATATCACCTCTTGACTATTTGGTCAAGTATACTGTTCATAAAGTCTAAACCTATCATAGACTTCTCTAAATTGATCTCTATCTTCTATCGATTCTACTTGAGCAGGTTGACTAGGTGTACCATTGAAAATCATAACACCCAATGGACCTTCTTCATCTTCCAATGAAAGATAATCAATCAGTTCTGAAATTCGAACGCCTTTCATAATGTAATATGCGAATGAACATAGTATAACAATAAAAAAGGGGGCTGATGCCCCCTTAGTGTTCACTTCATCAAGTGTCTACTAAACACCCTTTAGATGATCTGCTTTTTTATAAATTGGTTCACCAGTCTTTACATTCTTTTTGTCTCTATTTTGCCATGCAGGAGTATTTGCTTTTTTATCAGCAGCAGTTAAAGTCATTGCCTCAGACATTCTCTTAATTTCTTCTTCAGAGAACTTACCAG